TTATGCAAAGTTTCTCGCTGCATATGGCGGGAATGAAAGCGCATTACTGGATGCGGCTGAACAGTATCTGGAACAGATTGCAAACCGCCGGGTAACAAACGGGATTAGCCTGTGTAAATCATTCGATGCCTACCGCGCATGGGTGACGGTTGAGGCTGGTCACTATGACGCCATCCAGTTACCGGACGGCACCCTTCGCAAACATCCCCGCAGCATCGCTTTTTCCAGCATGGATGAGGTCGAATTTCAGCAGTTGTATAAATCTGCGCTTGATGTTCTCTGGCGCTGGATTTTATCACGTACATTCCGTACTCAGCGCGAGGCCGAGAACGCCGCCACCCAGCTCATGAGCTTTGCGGGGTGATGGCGATGAAATACTCCTGGTTCCATCATCATGACTGCACAACCGAGCAGGTCGACACGCTGATATCGGATTATCAGAAGCGGGGCGTAAGGACAGAAAAGAGCCTGAACCCTGACTTCATTACCTGGACTGTCAGCGCTAAATTACCTGAATATGCACACCGGGTGCGGACGCCAAAATCCTTACGCCAAAAGGTCTGGGGGTGAACATGGCTAAATTACCGCGCCGTAAGTGCGCAAACAAAGAATGCCGCCAGTGGTTTCACCCTATACGCGAGGGGCAGATCGTTTGCTCGTACCAGTGCGCCAGCGCCGTCGGCAAAGAACAGACCAGAAAAGCTCGCGAAGCCGCGCAACGTAAGGCGCAATCCCTTCAGCGCGCCGCTGAGAAAAAAGAACGCGCCGCCGGGCATCTGCGCTTTACTCGCTTCAACATCCATCTTCAGTGTGATGTCTGCAACGTCTACAAATCAGGGAACATCGAAGCATATCGTGCCGCGCTGGTTGAGCGTTACGGTGAGGCGGCGGTGCTGGCACTCGAGAACAATAACACCCCGCACCGCTGGACGGTCGAGGAGCTGAAGGAAATCAGGCTCGCGGCTCTGGCGGATCTGCGTGCGCTAAAAAAGCTGGAGGCCGCATGAAACCAGAACTGATCGAGATACTCCGCATGCGCTGGCAGCGCCTCCGTATTTACCGCCGTCCGGGGTCGGTGTTGGTTGACTACCGCATCCTGCGCAATTTTGTTCGTATTTATCAGTTCACAGGATTTACTCAATGAACGCTCTATACCTCCAGTATGTACGTGAACAGCTAATGGTAGCGACAGCCGATTTAAGCGGGGAGACTAAAGGGCAGCTTTTGGCCTGGCTGGAGAACGTGCAATTCGACACGAAAAACTATCCCCGAAAAAAACAGCGTATCTGGGACGAGGAAACAGAAAGCTGGATAACGTTAAATAACCCGCCAATCCCCGGCAAGCAGTCGCTGGCGAAAGGAAGCGCTATCCCGCTGGTGAAGCCTGTGGAATATTCCACTGCCTCATGGCGCCGGGCGGTTCTTTCACTCGATGAACACTACAAGGCGTGGTTGTTGTGGAATTACAGTGAGAATACCTGCTGGGAACACCAGGTCGAAATAACACGTTGGGCGTGGTGCGAGTTCAGACAGCAGCTTGCAGGGAGGAAGATGGCTGGCAAGACAGTGGAACGGCTGAAGAAACTTATCTGGCTGGCGGCGCAGGATGTCAGAGAGGGGCTAGCCGGACGATACGTCTACCAGCAACAGGAGCTTGCCAGCCTGTGCGGGGTTAAGCCTGACAACTGGAGCCACAACTATGCGGACTACTGGCGCGCGATGAGTAACATCTTTAAGAGGCTTGATACCGAATCTCTGCTTTGTCTGGTGAAAACAAGATCACAACAAAAAGCGACCTTTTCGCAGCAGGGTATTGCAAAAGTCAATTAAATAGCATACATTTTGAGTAAATCTGATATCGTCGCCATAGCTTCAATCGTCGACCAAACAAATTCAAGCCTCGCCATCGTGCGGGGTTTTCCATTTCTAAGTCTGCCAATCGGTATTTTTTGCGCTATGTACAACGCAATACAACCATAGAGCCTTTCAGAAGTGCGTCATTGGGAATTATCAGTATGACTTTTTTCTGCGATGCTATAGTTAATATGGCATTTGATAATGCTCTCGATACTGAAAACACTGGGTGGGGATACACCCGTTTCGCAGAGACAACTGCATGACCCATGACCAGTGGACTTCACTGGTCAATTTTTTCCGCCATTAGCTCAACTGGAAAGAGCACGGAGCTTCTACCTCTGTGGTTCGGGGTTCGAATCCTCGATGGCGGACCAGAGAAATACTTCATTGATGATTTAGTATTTCTAACGCCAACCTGCAATCCCAATAGCTAAACTCCTCTTAAGAAGAGGAGAGATTAGAATGAAAGAAGGCTTCTACTGGATACAGCACAACGGCAGGGTTCAGGTTGCTTACTACACCCACGGCGTAACCGAGGACCTGGAAACTGGTCAGACTATTATTGGTGTCTGGCATCTGACGCAGGGCGATGACATTTGTCACAACGGAGAGGCTGAGATTCTGGCGGGACCGTTAGAACCACCAGCTTAGATATAGAACGCGCTGGCGGCGCTTGGAAGACGGCTTGAAATATTAGCTGCGTAAATCATACCCCTGATTTTCTGTATACCACTGCCACGTAGCGGGGATTGGCTCCCGCACCCATCACAAGGCTGCGCTATTGCGCGGCCTTTCTTTTTCCACTTACCCGACATCCGGGTAGTCCATTTCCCGGACAGGGGAAGTTATGACAATGGATAAACATACGACATGGCTGGCCTACATCTGGGCATTAATCAGCGGCATATGCGCCCAGTGGACGTTAAACGACTATGGCGCGCTGATAGGTATTGTTCTGGGTATTGGTACGTTTCTGGTTAATAAGCATTACAAAAAGAAATCAGAGCAGGCTCAGGCAAGACAGGCTGCCGCGATGGAAGAGCGTAACAGGCTAATCGCCCGGATTCTGGAAAAAAACGACCATGACAGCACGTTAAAAATGCTGGCGGTATCTGAAATGCCGGAGGGCAATAATGGCGCTCAGGACAAAAGTTAAGGCCCTTCTGGCTGGTGGCGCGAGTGCAATGGTGATAGCGGCGGCGATGATTGGCGGTAATGGCGGTCTGGAAGGCAGGCGCCACGAACCCTATCGAGATGTGGCTGGCGTACTTACCGTATGTGATGGACATACGGGAAAAGACATTGTACCTGGCAAGCACTATACCGATGCGGAGTGTGATGCTCTGCTGAATAAAGACCTTGCACTGGTCGCAGCCCGCATTGATCCACTGATTAAGGCCAGTATCCCGAACAGCGAAAGAGCTGCGCTCTACTCCTTTGCGTACAACGTTGGTACTGGCGCGTTTGCCAGGTCAACCCTGCTGAAAAAACTCAACGCTGGTGATCTGGCCGGAGCCTGCAACGAGCTTAAACGCTGGACGTATGCAGGTGGTAAGCAGTGGAAAGGGCTGGTAACGCGTCGCGAGATCGAGCACGAGGTGTGTACGTGGGGGCTGAAATGAACCGTATAACCACGGGCGTAATAGCCTCATTGTTGATTGTGGTCGCGGTACTGGCATGGGCAACAGACCATTACCACAGTAACGCGGTACGGTTCCGGCAGCAGCGGGACACCGCCACTCACAACCTGAAGCTGGCGAACGAGACTATCAGCGATATGCAAACGCGCCAGCGTGACGTTGCCGCCCTCGATGCAAAATATACGAAGGAATTAGCTGATGCACAGACCAGGAATACTGATTTGCAGCGCCGCCTTGCTGCTGGTGGCCGGGTGCGCGTCGAAGGGCGATGTTCAGTGCCCACCCGGACCGAAACCGCCAGCACCAGCCGCGTGGGCAATGCTGCCACCGTCGAACTCTCTCCAGGTACTGGACAAAACGTTCTCAATATCCGCGCCGGGATCATCAGCGACCAGGAAAAACTGAAGTATTTGCAGGAGTACGTTCGCACGCAGTGCAGATAAAAAAATCCCCGCAGGAGGGAAAAGGAGCTTACCTGCGGGGGAGTTTCAGAAATGCATAAACATGACAATGTCTCTGGGTCTGCGTACTACCACATCGCGTTTTTATCGTACTGATATAAGCCAGTTTTCGTACATCTCAAAAACGTAACCAGACGCTAAAAACTGGTACACCTCATGAAAATAACTCAATGGCTGAAAAGCCTCGTCCATACGGAGCAAAGAGAAATGCCGGATATGAAAGATATCGTCACCGACGACATGGTGAAAAACGCCCTCAAATCAGACGCCGTTACCATCGCAGTTAAAACGCAGATTAAATCCACTCTGGATCAGCAGATTGACGCCGCTGTCGATACCGCATTGACCGATATTCTCGGTAGTGATGCTGATAATACGGTTATGCAGTAGGTGAGATCAGGCATTACAGCAGCCCTTCAGTGAGGGGCTGCGATAATGGTTAATCACAGGGAACATAATCATGGCAAAACCGGACTGGGAGGCCATCGAGACGGCATACCGGGCCGGAGTGATGTCTCTCCGTGAAATTGCGTCACATCATGGTATTAGTGAAGGTGCTATCCGCAAGCGCGCAAAGCGTGATGACTGGTCCCGTGATCTTAACGCCAGGATTCAGCAAAAGGCTGATGATCTGGTACGCAAACAGGAAGTACGCAAAACGGTACGCACCAAAACTGAACTTACAGAACGCGTACTGATAGAAGCCACAGCGGAGGTAATAGCCTCGGTACGCATGGAGCACCGGGGCGATATTCGCCGGGCCCGGGAACTCACAAACACGCTTTTTGATGAACTTGGTGCGCAGTGTGCTGATGTGGTGGCGCTGGAGCAACTGGGTGACATCATGTTCGATCCTGACGATAAAGGCCGTGACCGGCTCAATGAAACTTATCAAAAAGTCATCAGTCTGCCTTCCCGCGTGAAATCTCTGAAAGACCTGAGCGACAGTCTGAAAACGTTGATCGGCCTGGAGAGAGAAGCATGGAGTATAGGTACTGCCAGTGAACCAGAAAAAACGCCTCTACCAGGGAAAAATACTGATCTGACAACTGATCAGGCAGCGGAGCTATACAAAAAAATGATGGGTTAATTATGCCGTTACCATTCTCCTTCGATTTCAAACATCCAGATTACCAGATGGTGTTTGAATGGCGGATGGAACGCTTACAGCGCATTCGCCAGCATCCTGAGATGCTGCCCGCGTTGAAGCAGTTTTATCGTACTAACCCGGCTCAGTTCATCATCGACTGGGGCATGACGACGGACCCGCGTAATATCGATTATGGCCTGCCGGTTACCATCCCTTTTCTGCTATTCCCGAAACAGGAAGAGTGGATTCACTGGATTATGGAACGCTGGGGCAAGCGGGAGAATGGTATCACCGAAAAATCCCGTGAAATGGGGCTGAGCTGGACGGCGATCGGGATGGCCTGTTCGCTTTGCCTGTTTAACAAAGAGATGGTCATCGGCTTCGGTTCCCGTAAAGAGGAATATGTCGACAGTACTGGTGACCCTAAAGCACTGTTCTGGAAGGCGCGCAAGTTTGTAGAGACGTTGCCCGTCGAGTTTCGTGGGTCGTGGAATGAGAAGAAGCATGCACCGTACATGCGTGTTGAATTTCCTGAGACAGGCGCGGTCATCAAGGGCGAGGCTGGTGACAATATTGGACGTGGTGACCGAACCACACTCTATCTGGTGGATGAGGCTGCATTTCTGCAACGCCCGCTACTGATTGATGCGGCGTTATCGCAAACCACCCGTTGCCGTATTGACCTGAGTTCGGTCAACGGCATGGCGAACCCGTTTGCGCAGAAACGACACGGCGGAAAGATACCGGTATTCACATTCCACTGGCGCAGCGACCCCCGTAAGGATGATGAGTGGTATCGCAGGGAATGCGAGAAAATCGACAATCCGGTGGTAGTGGCGCAGGAGCTTGACCTGAACTACAGCGCATCAGCGGAAGGTGTCCTGATCCCCTCAGACTGGGTACAGGCTGCTGTTGATGCACATATCAGGCTGGGCATCCAGCCAACTGGCAAACGACTGGGGGCGATGGACGTCGCCGACGAAGGTCGGGACAAAAACGCCTTTTCAACCCGTCACGGTTTCCTTCTGGAGAATGTGCGGGAATGGTCCGGCGTGGGCAGCGACATTTACCAGTCTGTTGAGAAGGTCTTCGGCTTTTGTGAACAGGATAATCTCGAAGAGTTTCGCTTCGACGAGGACGGTCTGGGGGCTGGCGTTCGCGGCGATGCGCGTGCCATTAACGAATTACGCAAAGCCGCCCGCAGGCCGCCAATACTTGCCACACCGTTTCGTGGTAGCGGCGCGGTATTCGATCCTGATGACGAAGCCGTACGGGGCGACAATGGGCAGGCTGCACGCCTGAACAAGGATTTCTTCGCCAACGCCAAGGCACAGAGCTGGTGGTACTTACGCAAGCTCTTCCGGAATACCTACCGCGCCGTTGTTGAAGGTATGGCCTACAACCCGGACGAAATTATCTCCATCAGCAGCACGATGGAGAGCAAAGACAAACTCATCATCGAGCTT